TCTCGTCATACCACAGGCAAAGCAGAGAGATAACCGTCTCTCGAAAAAGCAAGTCAAGGAGCTGGCAAAGGATACCGAGTGCAGAGCTGAGTATGAGAAGCTCTATGAGGGATATAATCTCTCGCAGGCGAAAGTCGTATACAATGAATCCAATGGCGGAGTATACATATACGCACGATACTACAAGCAGGAGGCAGCATGGTGCAAACCAAAGAAGAAATTGAACAGATCGCACTCTTTAGGTGGGCAGAGTACGCTCAAGCGCAATATGAGGAACTAAAGCTCATGTATCATGTCCCGAATGAGGGAAAGAGGAGCGCTATCACAGGAGCACGCATGAAGCAGGCAGGACTCAAAGCTGGAGTGCCTGACGTATGCCTTCCGACAGCTCACGGTGGATACATAGGACTCTACATCGAAATGAAAGTAAAACCGAATAAGCCTACTGAGAATCAAAAGCAATGGCTGCGAAGCCTGCGCGGAGCAGGACACTTCACAGCGATATGCTATTCATGGGAAGAAGCGAAAGAACTCATCGAGGAATACTTATCGCTGCCAATGACAATACCGAAAGGAGAAAACAAAGAATCATGACCGAAAAAACCGAGACTTGCTATTTTCTGATACCGCAATCGAACAGATGCGGAATACTGGACGAGGAATGCACTGGCACTCGATCAGAAAGAATATGCTCATTCCGCAAAAGCACAAAGGAGTATTTTGAGGCTCGAAATAAAGCAGTTGAGCTAAATAAAAAGCGTGGGAACTGTGCAAAATGCAAATATAAGCCATTTCCATGCGAGCCGATAGCATACGGAGGTGAAACAGAATGAGCAAAACAAAGGGGATAACTGTCGAGGAATATCTCATGCAAGTGAGAAATATCGACTTGCGCATATCATCGCTTGAAAGTGAGCGAGCTGCTGCGAGAAGGGAACGCGATACAGAATACGCGGAGAAACTGCGCGGAATCATCGACGCTGATCTAAAACGATACAAAGAGTTAAAGCTCCGAATACGTGAAGAGATATTACATCTTCCAGACAGCAGGCTCAGCATGCTCCTCATGGAATACTATATCCGAGGTAATACGTGGGAAATGGTCGCAGCGGCAATCAACATCAGTGATGCAAAATGGGTGAGAACAAGGCTACATGAAAAAGCCTTAAAGCTCTTTGTTGCAACTTATCCGAAATATTTTATATAATCACCTTTTTTCCCCCTTGAAAACATATACCGAAAGTATTAATATAAAACTAAGAAGGCAGGCGTAATAGCTCGGGCTTGCTTGAGCGTATCCTTCCGCGCAGCTCCTATCGGTATGCGGAACTGCGCGTGCTTACGCCTGACTTCGGAGAATCAAGTCTCTTTCGGTATGATTTGCGGCAGCTTCAGCAACTGCCGCGCTCTACGCGTTCAAAGACGATGAGAGTGCAAGTCTCTCAGAACGCTCCAAGTGCAGTCAAATGCACAGCACGGAATCAACATCCATACGCCTCGAATAAACCCTCGAGGCTTCCGCGATAATTAAATCATGAATGATTTTTATAATAGCACAGCATGGAAGTCAAAGCGTGCGGCAATCCTGAGCCGTGACGGATATATGTGCAGAGAGTGCAGGCGGTACGGTAGACAACGCGAGGCGACTACTGTACATCATATCAAGCACTATGACGAATATCCCGAACTTGGGCTCGATAGTGATAACTTAGTTAGCCTTTGCGAAGCTTGTCACAACAAAATGCATCCAGAAAAGGCAAATAAAAGCAACAAATCAAGGGGAAATCACAGATATTTTTAAACCTCGATTTTGTAAAATTTTGAAAAATTCCCTTGCCCCCCTCTTATTTTAAATGGGTATCGTCTGAGACGAAAACGGTGGCAAGGGCTTTTTATATACACGGCGAAATTTTATAAAAAATTCCCCCAAGGCGGTGAAAGTATGACGGCGAGAGCTTGGAAAGGTCGTCTCAAGAAGCTTATGGAAGCGGTCGGCACTTACAAGCCAGCCTTCGAGCCGACGATACAAGCAGCAGCCGAGCTTCTCGAACAACGCGACTATGTATATCAACAGTTCATTGACGAAGGCGCTCAAGTTATGATTACAAAGACGACGGACAGAGGCTACAAGAACACTGCGGAGAATCCTCTGCTCAGAACGTGGAGAGAAATGCAAGCGCAGGCTCTTAAATATTTCCAGGAGCTGGGGCTCACGTCCGCAGCTCTCAAAAAAATTAACGAGGCAGCAATCAAGGGCAGCTCCGAGCTCTCTGCACTTGATAAGGCTCTCTTAGATCTTGGCGGATAAGAAAAAGGGCTGGCGATACTGGGACGAGGTCCTCGAGTATGCCGAGAGCATCCGAGGCGGAAAGAAGATCGCCTGCAAAGAACTACGTCAAGGAGTCGAGAGATTCTTTCGGGATCTCAAGAATCCAGCATATGAGCTCGACCATAAAGCTCCTGAGTTCGTGATAGGTATCATCGAAAAGACTATCTGTCATCAACAAGGAGAAATGATAGACGGTACACCGCTCCGAGGCACTCCTTTCAAGCTGACGAGCTATCATAAGTTCATTGTGTACAACCTCCTCGGCTTCCGCACAGCCGAAAACCAGACAGTGCGCTTCCATGAAGCTCTGATCTTTATACCGCGTAAGAATATAAAGACGAGCTTCGCAGGAGCGCTCGCGTGGGCGCTGTCCCTCTGGTATCGTCGAAGTGGCTCGATGTGTTATATCACATCAGCAGCGCTCAAGCAGAGCATGGAGTCATTTGACTTCCTCAACTACAATATCAAGCGCCTAAAGCTCGACGAGAAGAGCGGCGGCTCATTCAAGGTACAAGACAACTCATTCGAGCACAGCATCGAAAACGTATTCGCTGACGGCTCGATGAAAATACAAGCACTCGCGGCGAATCCTGATAAGCAGGACTCGCTCAACTGCAATCTCGCTATAGTAGACGAGATACACGCATTCAAGACTCCGAAGCAGTACAACCTCTTCAAGGAGGCAATGAAAGCATATACGAATAAGCTCCTGATAGGCATCACCACAGCAGGCGACAATGAGCAGAGCTTCCTCGGACGGAGGCTCGCTTACTGCCGCAAAGTGCTGAATGGTACTATCAAGGACGAGCAGCTCTTCATTTTCATGTGCTGCGCGAATCCTGACGAGAACGGTGATATTGACTACACGAATCCAGAAGTGCATGAGATGGCGAATCCTGGATACGGTATCAGCATTAGACCAGATGAGATACTACAAGACAGCCTGCAAGCTCAGAATGATCCACAGCAGCGCAAGGACTTCTATGCTAAGTCCTTGAACGTTTTTACTTCGAGTATCAAGGCATACTTCAACATTGAGGAATTCCGACGCTCTGACAGCAAGTACAACTTCACGGAGCAGGAAGCACTCGGCGCGGTCCGTGATTGGTACGGTGGCTCAGACCTCTCAAAGCTTCACGATCTCACAGCCGCAGCTCTCTTCGGATATAGTCCTTCTCTGGATATATACTTCATACTCCCTCATGCGTTCTTTCCTGCTGCGATGGCAGCACAGAAAGCTGACGAGGACGACATCCCCCTGTTCGGCTGGCGTGACGATGGCTGGCTTACGATGAGTAATAATGCTGTCGTCAATCCTGCCGAGGTCGTCAACTGGTACATCGAGAAACGGTCTCAGGGCTTCAACATGAGACAGGTCGGACACGATAGAAAATTCAGCCGAGAATACTTTATCGGAATGAGAGAGGCAGGCTTCAACATCATAGACCAGCCGCAATACTTCTACAAGAAGTCAGAGGGCTTCCGCTTCATAGAGCAGATAGCAAAGCAGGGCAAGCTTTACTACTTCCATGCAGAGCCTTTTGAATACTGCGTGCAGAACGTCTCGGCTATCGAGAAAACCGATGACATGATTCAATATGAAAAAGTACAGCCTACGCATAGAATTGATATCTTCGATGCTGCCGTGTTCGCAGTGGTCAGATATCTGGAGGATTTAGAAAATAACCGCACCGCATCGAGCTGGTGGGGCTGAAAGGACAAAAGTCATGAGTAAGTATACCGACGACCTCATAAAACAGCGAACCGAAGCGGAGCGAGTACCTGTCAAATGCACCTGCGGCAAGCGAATCGCAGACAGGGACAGCAAATATATATACATATACTGCAAGGCGTGCAAACGCACTCATAAATACGAATTGAAAAAATAATCAGAGCCAGAGTCTAAGAGCCAGAGCCAGAATTGAGAGTATATCTCTTTTCTGGCTCTTTTTATATTTTGTGAAAGTTGGTGATAGCTTGTCAAGGGTAATAGTAAAAAAGCATGAAAGTCGGCAGGCTCAGGATGTCGGAGGCGTGGCTATCTGGAACGGCGTCGGCGATATATGCTGCGAGGGATATGTCTCTCTTGACAAATGCCCTGAGATAGTGACAGCTATCAGTAAGATATCGCAGCTCATCTCCATGATAACTATACATCTCATGACGAATACAAAGGACGGCGACGTCCGTATTCAAAACGAGCTGAGCCGCAAGATAGACATCGAGCCGAGTCCTATAATGACTCGCAAGAGCTGGATGGAAGCTATCGTCAACAATCTCCTGTTATATGGCAAGGGAAACAGTATAGTCCTGCCGCATACGGAGAACGGCTATCTCGGCAGCCTCGAAGTCATTCCTGCCTATCAGGTATCATTCATGCCTGATATGAATAATCGCAGCTATACGGTATATATCAACGGTCAGAGCTACAGCCCTGACGAGGTCCTGCACTTTGTCTACAATCCAGATAAATACTATCCCTGGAAAGGTACAGGCTTGACGGTATACCTCAAGGACGTGGCAGACAACCTCAAGCAGGCGACGAAAACAACAAATGCATTCATGAAGTCACCGAAGCCAAGCATCATCGTTAAGGTTGACGGCTTCACGCAGCAATTTGCAAGCCCTGAGGGACGTGCAAGGCTGACAAGTGAATACATCACAAATACAGAGAGCGGCAAGCCGTGGATACTTCCTGCGAATCAGTTCGCAGTGGACCAGATAAAGCCTCTCAGTATAGCAGACCTCGCAATCGACAGCACTATGAAGCTTGACAAGGCGACAGTCGCAGCTATTCTCCAGATACCTCGCTTTATACTCGGAATTGCAGACTTCAATCAAAAAGAGTGGGAAATGTTCATAAATACGACAATCCGCTCTATAGTCACCGAGCTACAGCAGGAAATGACAAAGAAGCTGATACTCTCTCCGAAGATGTATCTTCGCTTCAATTACTGGAGTCTCATGGGCTGGGATCTCAAGACTATCTCCGACGTACTTCTCGCTGGCTCAGATCGCGGATTCATCTCTGGTAATGAGTACAGAGACCGCATAGGCTTCGAGCCTCGTGAAGGACTCGACGAGCTGAGAATCCTCGAGAATTATCTGCCGTGGAATATGTCAGGCAAGCAGAAAAAGCTCATACAGGACGGTGATGAGTAATGCCGAAGGCTTCCTGTCAATACGAAAGACGCAGCGGCGAATATGTCACCTGCAAGCTCACAGGTGAGCACTGCGGCAATGTTAAATTCTGCCGAGCTGAGAATCGCTGGAAATTATCGGACAATGCAGTCAACTGCACACTGCCGAAGAAATACAAGGAGGGCAAAAATGGAAAATAAACTCCAATTCAGAAGCAGCAGCTTCAACTTTGAAACGAGGGAAGATGGAGAGAATCCTGCTATTGAGGGCTATTTCTCCGTATTCAATACAACTTACGATATGGGCTTCGATATGTCCGAGAGCGTAGCTCCTGGAGCATTTACTAAGTCCCTATCGAACGACGTCAGGGCACTGATTAACCATGATACGACCTTAGTGCTCGGAAGAACGTCAGCTCACACTCTTGAACTGCGCGAGGACTCACACGGTCTCTGGGGCAAGATTACTATCAATCCGAAAGATAGTGATGCTATGAACCTGTACGAACGTGTAAAGCGCGGCGACGTGAGTCAGTGTTCTTTCGGCTTCAACATCGTCTCCGAGAATACCGACATTCGCGAGGACGGCAGTGTTCATTGGACTATCACGGAAGCAGACCTGCACGAAGTATCAGTGTGTACATTCCCTGCATATGAGGACACCGCAGTCTCAGCCAGAGCTCACGACCTCGAAGAGATCAAGAAGCGACAGTTTGAGAAGCGACGCTCCGAATTATTATCAAAACTGAAAGGAGTTAATGAATAATGGCTCTAAGATCATTAAAGCTTCGCAAGCAGATTGACCTTGTCAATAAGCAGCTTGAAGAGCTCAGAACGAAGGCAGAAGCCCTCGCAGTCCGTGAGGCTGAGCTGGAGCAGGCTATTGCAGAGGCAGAGACCGACGAGGACTTAAACCTCGCCGAGGAAGAAATCGCAAAGCTCGAAGCAGACAAGGCAGAGAACACAGAGCAGACCGAAGCACTCGAAAAGCAGTGCGAGGATCTCGAACGTGAACTCTCTGAAACCGAACAGAAAGCAAATACTCCTCCTCCAGCAGCTGAGGGCGGAGAAAACACAAGAGGAAAGGAGCTTCCATCTATGGAATATAGCTACACAACAACACGCGCAAAGGAGCTCTTCGGCTCTATGAGCCTTGAAGCAAGAGCAGCTATGTTCGAGCGCGAAGATGTAAAGGCATTCAATGAGCAGGTAAGAACCTGCATCAAGGAGAAGAGAGCACTCAATGACGTAGGTCTCACTATTCCTACTGTATATCTCGGACTTATCCGCGAGAATATCATCAGATACTCAAAGCTCTACAGACACGTATATGTTCGTCAGCTCAAGGGCGAGGGACGTATGACTATCATGGGCACACTTCCAGAGGCAGTATGGACTGAGATGTGTGCAAACCTTAACGAGCTCGATCTCAGCTTCTACTCCGCAGAGGTTGACGGCTACAAGGTAGGCGGATTTATTCCTGTATGCAATGCTACACTCGAGGACAGTGAGCTCGACCTCGCAGCTGAGATTATCACTTCTCTCGGTCAGGCTATCGGTCTCGCACTCGATAAGGCTATCATCTTCGGTACTGGCACAAAGATGCCTCAGGGTATCATCACAAGACTGACTCAGACTTCGGCGCCTGGTAATTACCCCTCGAAGGCTCGTCCGTGGGTAGACCTTCACACAAGCAACGTCAAGGCTCTAAGCGCAGACCTTGAGGGACTCACACTCTATCGTCAGATCATGCTCGACGGCGCAGCTGCTAAGGGCAAGTACAGCAGAGGCGAAAAAGTATGGGTAATGAATGAGGCTACATACACAAAGCTCAAGGCTGCTATGATGTCAGTTAATGCAGCAGGCGCAGTCGTTTCAGCTATCGAGGGCACTCTTCCAGTTATCGGCGGTATCGTAGAGGTACTGGAGTTCATGCCTGATAACTACATCGTAGGCGGATTCTTTGACGACTATCTCCTCGCTGAGAGAGCCGGTACAAAGATCAGCCAGAGCGAGCACGTTCGCTTCCTTGAGGATCAGACAGTATTCAAGGGCACTGCAAGATATGACGGTCTCCCTGTTATCGCTGAGGCATTCGTAGCGCTCGGACTCGGTAACACTGCAATCTCTGCCGATGCTGTAACATTCGCAGAGGACAAGGCAAATCCGAACGCAGCAGGCAAGCTCGCTAACCTCGAGATCAGCGGCGTAACACTCACACCTGCATTCGCTACAGCAACAGACACTTATACAGGTGCTACAACTACAGCAAGCGCTACAATCACAGCAACTCCTCAGGATGGCTTCGATGCTGTCTCAATCACTTATAACGACGCATACATCCCGAACGGCGGCACAGTTAAGTGGACAGCTGGAGCAGGCAATGTCGTAGTTGTATCCGTAAAGGATAGCACAACTGGCACTGTATCAAGCTACACAGTAACAGTCACAAAGTCATAAGGAGTGATATACATGGCGGACCTCAATCTTCTTAGTATGCTCAAGACAGACCTGGGCTTCAAGACAACTGGATATGATGACCGCTTGACTCAGCTCCTGACAGTAGCTGAGAAGGAGATCATCAGAGAGGGCGCTGAGACGCTCGACAAGACAGACCTCGACGACGCTCAGCTCATAGTCATGTATGCAGCATGGCTCTGGCGCAAGCGTGACACTCAGGACGGTATGCCGAGAATGGTCCGCTATGCTATCAATAACCGTGTTTTTTCGGAAAAGATGGCGGAGGATAACTCATGAAAAAAGATGTTATCGCGTATCTAATCGGCAAAACAATCACGAAAAACGAGTACAAGCAGGAAATTGAAGTCGATACTCGCACAGAAATATTCGCCCAGAAGGAGGATATCTCCCAAAGTGAATATTACAAAGGCGGCGAAGCAGGACTCAAGCCTGAATTCCGTCTCAAAACAGCTATAATCGACTATAACGGAGAGCGAGAGATAGAGCTTGACAGCGAGAAATACGGCATCTATCGCACGTATGAACGCGACGAGGACTATATCGAACTCTACTGCGAAAGAAAGGGCGGCGTGAGCAATGCCTAAACAATTCGGAGCTGACTTCAATAATGCCCTGTCAAAAGTCTTAAATGACTATTCAACAGACCTGAGAACTCAGATAA